TTATAATATGGTTGATACCGAGGGTAGCCAGAAGAATGACTTGCAAAGGTAAAAGCTGATACAGTAAAGTTTGTAGCAGATGTTCTAACTATTTTTCTTATAGGATTATTTCTATGTGTAATAAATACCGTATCGCCAAACTGTGCTAAATTTAATTCAAATAACTGTGCAGTTGTCCAATTACAATTAGATGTAATATTTGATTGAACAGAAGCTCCATCTTTATCAAAAACATCTAATCTATTATTTGATAAAGCAAAAATTGCTACTTCATCATCTGAAAATACGAATGGTAATAATCTGCTTTCTCCAGCTAATGTTTGTTTATACGAAGTTCCTTGTCTACGCATAATGCCACCACTATCTAAAATGTACCAATTACGAAGTGTCTTTGCTCCGTTAAAATATGCCTTTGTATCAGTTCTTGTTCTTAATAAAGGATTAAGTTCTCCAGCAGAAAAATTAGAAAGAACAGTACGAAGTGTTCTTGCCATTTATGTTCCTGTTGATTGTCTATTATTTATAAATCTTGAATGATCGATTTTTTTAGTTGTTCTTTCAGCAGTATCTACATTTTTAGCAATTAAATATTGTCGTTCTGCCATTTCAGAAAATTGTTTTATCATTCCTGAATCTCTAGCAATCGAACCAGCAAATAAACTAGCTAAACTATATTCAAGGGCCAAGATAAAATGGGGAGGAAATTCTGCTTCATCTTGGCGAAAAACGTAGTCACAAATTACGGCACTATTACTGCCATAATTATCTAAAAAAACTTTATCTCCATATCTTTCATATGGAATAACTTTATCATTAACTGTTAATGTAATTAATTGTAGTAGTTCAGGGTTCGTTGGTAATTGATACGCATATTTATATCTACCAGTTGGTTCTGCTGTTAATAAACTTAATTGTTTTTGTTCTGTAGCAAAACGCCATCTATGTCTTGTTAATGATGCTTTTAATAAATCTTCATAAACAGTATTACATACATTTGCTTCTGTGCTACCATCTGTAAATGAGGAAATTGTATTAGCTCCAATTAGTATGAGAGCTGTTGAACATATATCTATTTTTGTTGTTGCCATAATACTTAAAACTTGGGGGGCAAAGCCCCCCTAGCTACATTTAAGAAAGGAGTACAGTTGTAACAGTTGAGCTTGAAGAAGCAGATACCATAAGAATATCCACTACTCCGTTAGAGCCACCACTATTTACAAAAATAATATCACCAGCAGACAATAAAACATAATCAGCTAAAAAATAATCAGCGTCATCTATTGTACCGATAGCATCTCCGTCTGTGTAGTACCAAAGAGCATTAGAATCTCCCATTTGAGAAATCTTTTTTATTGGATTACTAGTTGCATAAGCCATAAATATCTCCTTTACTCAGCACAAAGCTGTACTCTAACAGCATCACCGTCAATAGCTACACAACCCATAGATAGGGAAGAAGTAACTAGGTTAGAAACCTTTTCAGGAATATAGTTAACCTCAGTAGACACATCTTTACCGATACCTAGACCAGTAGAAGATTTATGCCATGCTAAAGTTTTTCTATCAGAACCTGAAGTGCTTAAACCAGAATGAACAAACCATAAGAAGCCCATCCATCTCTTTGCAGTAGATTCACCATTAGTGAATGGTAATTGATCCGTACCAACGTATTCGGCACGAGAGAATTGGTCGATACTGATTAGGTCGCCCCATTGTTTTGGACCAACAGCCCAGTATCTTTGACCATCATCAGGAACGTCATTTGATGCAAAAACTTCTTGCATATTTTTCGCTTTGATGAGAGTCATATTAGTTGCAGATGAATTAACATTGTTTGCAATAGAAGTTTCAGCATCTAATACGTCAATTATGATTTGGTCAGTTTTTCTTCCCAAAGCATAAGCCGCATTTTGAGCTACAACTTGTCTTTCATCAATGTTGATTTTTAATTCATCTAGCTTGTCAATGTAGTCAGCCGCATAAAAGTCCTCAAGAGTTGCAGATACATTCGTATGCGAAAGGTTCATAGCTACTACTTCAGCATGTCTTGCTTTAGAAGTTGCTGTTCCCTTTGCAACCTTTTGGAATTTAACGCTAGAGCCACTTACACCGTTAACAGTTCTAACCAGATTTTTTAATTTAGAACCCATACGCTGATACGCCATGTGAACTTCTGACTCGAACTGAGTAATAAAGGCATTAGTAATTGAACTAGCCATATGTCATCTCCGTTAAGTTAAGGTTTCGATTGTCTATCCAGTATTCAGTAAGTTATCCAAAGGGCAAACATCCCACTCTCAAGGTCTTGGGAGGAGTAAAAACTTTTTTTATTCTTTTTCGCAACGCACATTTGTTATTTCCTCTATACACCCACGAGGAATGACAGTAGTGCGCCCTACTTCTGTATCAGTAATATCAGTTGGAATATCTGCTGAAATTTTAATATCTCTTTCAGTTTCTTGTACAATCCAGCCGACACTTTTAATTTCGGCTGAATTTGTTTTATTTACTTCGTCATAGTCATGCCATGTTCCACTTGATACTTCTTTTGTATCAAGCCAAGTAATTTGAACTAATTGATTAATGCTAGGCATTATTTGCCTAATTGTTCAAATAACTTACCAACACGGTCAATATAAGCTGGATCTTTTTCACCATCTTTCCAATATCGAGGATCTTGCATCATTCCTCTTAAATCAGTCAAAGAAGGTTTAGCATCTATGGCAGTTGGTTGATTTGGCATTACATTTGATTTGCCAAGATTCATTATTTCTTCGATAGCTTTAATACCTTCGGCAGTACCAGAAAGTTTAGCCATAGTGTTATAAGCTGTTTCAGAAAGGTTCTTTTTAGCCCATAAATCAGCACTCTCGACTCTTTCTTTCGCATTATCACCCAAGTTTTGCATTTCAGCTTCTCTATTAGGCAAAGAATTAACCTCATTTTGAACAAATGCGTTAATTCCTTCATTATATTGGTCTTGAGATAGCCCCATTGATCTAGCAGTTTCACCCCACCATTTTAATAAAGGCATTTCTTCATTAACTTCCAAATCTACATCATCAGGAATTTCAGGCATAGTTATTTCATACTTTTCAGGTACTTTTGAATTTCTTTCGTTTTCAATGTCTGTGCGTATCTGTTTTGTTAATTCATCTGTACGCTGTCCAAGTTTTTTTTCTAAGGAGTTATAAGATGAACCTAATTTTTCTACATTTATCTCTCCCTTGTCACTATCCCAAAACTTCTCGTTTATATATTCAGGTTTGGCTGATTCTTGTGTTTCTTCTGTGGTTGTTTGGTTTTCTTCTACCATTATTTACTCCTATTGTTAGCGTTAATACGTTGTTGGATTATTCCAACTAAAAATCTTCGTCCTTCTAAATGAAACAAAGCATTACTTGTAATTTCTGAACCAGCTACGGCTTCCGTAGTTATAGATTTTAAATATGCGAGTACTCGTTTTCCATTTTCATCTTTAAAAACGGAAGCGACTAGCTCGTTTAATTCTTTTTCTACTTCTGGTGTTCTTTGGTATCCATCAATAGATACCATTGGTTTTTTAGGCGATTTGATCTGTTCCCATGTCATTTTGTTGTTCTCCTAGTTGTCCTTGTTGTGCCATCTGTTGCATTTGCTGGGCTAGTTCCATCTGTTCCTGTTCATCTCGTAAAAGTTTCTCAGGAATATTCATCAATTTACCAATATGTCTTGCCACAGCATCTTGATTAACAATGACGTTAAGCATTTGTGGACCAAAAGTCGTACCGATAATTTCATGAAATCTGTTTATATCACTAATGTCTTGTTGGTATTGCGCTCTTGCAAGTGGTGATACTGCATTAACTTTTACTTCTCTACCATTAATGATTGGTAATTCTATTCTACCTTGATCTTTTAAAATTCTAATTACTCGTCTTAATAATGGAATAACAAATTCCGATTGTAGTCTACCGAATGACGAACCTATTTGTCTTGATAGGTCAGCCATTCTTTCAGCTACTTCTGTTGCCGTCATTGGAGTTCCTTCAGGTCTGCCAAGGGTTTCCATATACAATGCTTTTTTAATATTGTTTCTCATGTCATCTAGTACCAACTGTGCTACATCAAATCGTCCAGCCGAATTTATTGGTTGCAAACCTTTTGAATTTGGTGCGATTGGAATTAGACTGCCAGGTACTAGCTGTATGTTATCAGGATTAACAATACCATCATCTTCAACTTGATATATTCCTGATATAGACATTTGTGCATTTTCTAAAATTAATTGAATTGTTAAATTGGTAGTTTTGATTGCACTCATAGCATTAAAGATTGGACCACGACCATAAACTTCTCCTGATGCTTTATTCCATCTAAAACAAACATATGGATTTGATCCAACACCTTCAAACATTTCTTCTAAAATAATTTCTTTTTTATCCATTAAGACAACACAATGTTTATGCTTTTCAACATTAGGTTCATCATACACTCGGTATACCGCATCAAGTATGGTGCATTTTTTTTCTGGGTTCATTGTAGACATAATGTACTCAGGTATTTTTGCTTTAGGATACATTACTTCTATTTCGTTTAATTTACATTGACGTTTTCTGTATACCGCATCAATTTTATTTGTTGGACCATTCATTAAACATACATGAGGCAAAGGAATAGATGAAAAACGAATTGGATTAACAGCATCACCTTCTTCAACTAACATAACGCCTGTACCAACAGCTAAATCCATAAATGCTTCATGAACTTCTTGGTTAAAGTTAGAGCTGCTTAAAGTTTCAAAAATGTATTGCGTAATTTTATCTAATTGTTCATTTACTTCTTCTGTATTATCTTCAGGTATTTCTGATCCAGCTTCAAAGTTTGCCCATCTTGCAAAAGTTGGAACAATTCCAGCTTGTATTCTACTAGCAAATTCTTGTATCCCTACTACTGCTGTTTCATCAAAAATTTTATCTGTTCTTTTTTGACCAGCACTTTCTTCATAAAAACTTTCTCTTTGAGGTAAGCAATATTCATATGCTTCTTCAAATTTATCTTTCCAATTATCTTTTAACGCTTGTGCTTCTTTATAACGTTTAATAATTGTTTGAACTTTTTTAGAACTATCTTCCGATAATACTTCTGTTGTATCTTCGTATGCCATTAGAAAAATGTCCTTTTAGTTGATGACTCATCTGATCCAGTACCAGCAAAATATTTTGTTGTATTTTTAGATGTTTTAGATTTCTTTTTATCAGAAGGAGTTCCTGTTACTTCAAATACTTCACCAGTAGCTTTATTTGCTGTCATTTGATTTGCTGAATTAACTGCTAAAGAAAAAGATTCTTTTTGTTTTGCTTTAAATGATTTCATATAATCTTCATATGTTTGTCCATAACTTCTTGCCGCTTCCATTCTCATAGCTGTACTAGCTATATTAGTTGGATTAAGTAATGACGCTCCTAATAAAGCTATTGATTTTATTTTTTTTTGTCTATCAAACATTTTTTTAGTTATTGGAATTGATGTTATAATTCCACCAGCATCTCCAGTACCCATAGCTGTACCTTCTTGAGCTTGACCAGCAGTGTAAGAACCATATTTCATTTTCCATCCTGTAGAAGTAAGCAAGTATCCTCCTCCACCTGTTCTTTTAGCTTCACCAATAGAAAGTAAATATTCATTCACAGCTTTACTTGCTGAACCTCCGTACATATCTTTATTTTTAATTATTTCTTTAACTTTTTTTTTACCTTCATCTAATCTTTTAGGATCAATTTCTCTTTTTCTTCTATTAGTTTCTACTCTACCACTACGATCAGAACCTCTACCTCCACCAGAACTAGATGTTCCAGTTCCACCTGTAGAACTTGTTTTATTTTTAGAACCCATTAGTACATATTGCCTTCGTCATCATAAAATCCCCTACCACCAGCACGAGAAAATAATGCACGAGAGCCAACCAATCCACCAGCCATTCTTTTTTTTCTTTCTTTTCTAAGAGCTTCTTTTTCCTGACGTTTTTTTTCTTCATCAGCAATCTGACGTTTAATCATTTTATCAGTTTCTGTTTCCTGATATTTAGGTC